CGTGGCAAAGAAGAGATTGTACTAGTAGATTTTGAATTTTTCCAATTAAGTATATGGATAAAGCACTTCTTCAATATAACAGACGAGGAACTAAAATGACAAAATCAAAAAAGAAAATAAAAGCATTACTTACTCAAAAACTTCCCAAGACACAATATAGAGAAAAAGAGTGGGAAGTACCACCGAAAGGTACTAAGTGGCCAAAAGAAAAAAGAAGGGAATACATAAAGAAGATAGCAGTAGATATCGGACTGTACAATATTCATCAGGGAGAACTTGCTGAAAAGATGGGTGTAGCTAGAAAGACATTATACAATGATACACAGGCAATAATAAAAGAAGGTGTTGACAAGAACGAATTAATGTACTCAAAGGTCAAGATAAACAATGCTCTGCTTAAAGTAATGAAAGATATGCATGCGAAGATGATAGCAGGGAAAACAGAGTCAAATCAAATAAGAGCAGCAAAGGTTTTGATAGAAGCAACAGAAGCTCATACAAACTTCTTAGAAAGGTTTGGAATAAAAGATATACTAGCTCCGGTTGTAGATGGGCAAATAATAGTAAAGTTTGGAACAGACCCAAAGAAAAAGAAGAAATGATATGTCCTAAATGTAATATACTGATGGATGAGTTTCCAGATAGATTTGAATGTTCACTATGTGGATTCGAACAAAAGAAATGATTTATGTAGAATGTGATAAGTGTAAAGCAATGTATGAGATAGAGCTAAGCAAGATAAACAAATGGAAATGCAAATGTGGAAACGACTCCTGCAATATAAAAAGGTGATATAATGTATGATATAGACGAAGTCAATACAGACTTACAGAAGAAAATAAATAAAATGAATATCTTTCAGAAAATAAGAGAGATAGCAAGAACTTTATGGTACAAAGATCCACAGATGGAATACAAGAATGATATGATGCAGATGAAATGGAATATATACTCCGAACCTGGAACTAGAATAAAAGACTATTGTAAGATATCTAATATGGTTAACTTCGGTTTAAAATATAAAGTAGTAATTCCTCTAATGAAGTTATTTGAAATATTCTATGGGAAGTACTTAGTGAAAGAGATCCCGGACAAGAACTATAACAAGAACATAAAGATTTTTAATGATGCTTTTGTAGATGCTTTAGAAAAGTGGATGAAATATTATACTTGCGGTACAGATGGAAAAGGTAACATGTCAGAAAATCATACAGAACGATTTAATAATATGAGGAAGAGTTTATCAGTAAGAACATTAAATAACATGAGATATCTAATAAATTCTGTTGTGTCATATGATACAGCATGGAGAGAATTGATGAATTTCTTTGTTTTGGAAATAACAAACAAGACAATAGAGACATACAAAGACAGCAAAGAGATCACTCATATAATGTATAAAGGTCATGATGCTTTTGATTTGAACTACAAGATAGCATATGATATACTAATGCAGTTGCAAAACCAACAAAAACAAAAACAAGAGGAAAGTGCAAAGTCTGCATTAATCAAAAATGATCTTGATAAAAATAAAGAAGATAATAAACCAACTAGCGAATAAGTATATTTATCTTAAATTCTGTTGGGGAAGAACAAATAGTCATATAGGAATACCACTTGAAGTAGTAGAAAAGATTGCATTATTTTCTATATGGTTAAAAGTATTCGGTGTAGATAAATATTGGATGTTAGGTTTGTTTATAACAATATTTGCAGCGTTCATGCTTATATTCGGTCACTTTGACTTGAAGTGGAAGATAATGGAGAGAGAGATGGAATTAGCCAATAAGCATAATCCTGAGATAAGAGAATTAATAAGGAGAGCAAGAGAGAGGTAAGATGGAAAGAAATATAATTATAGCAATGATAATGATTTTTATAATAGGATGTTTAATAGGACATTACACAACATTTAAGAGAAATTCAATAACTCAGGAAAACTTAAATACTATGATAAATAATGATTTAGATGCAATGATAGAACTCTCAGGAGGGTATATAACAAACGAAACAACAATACAACAACTTAAAGATATATATCAAACACACCCATGGAAAGACTTTATGAAGAGAGTTATGTTGTCTTATTTAAATCAAATGTGCAAATGAAAATAATAAAATCTTATTTTGGAAATGATAATCTATAATGGATATACCCCCCATTCTCGTCAGAAACCTTTTCATAATTCTACTGCTAAATTTAGAGCAATTATCACAGGAGTTGGCTTTGGAAAATCAGCAGCAGGAGCAAATGAAATAATTAAGATAGCATTACAATATCCTAAATCTACTCATTTGATTATAGCACCAACATCTAAGATGATGAATTTTGCTACATTAGAGCAGTTCTGGAAATTCTGTCCGAAAGAGATAATTAAATGGCATCATAAATCTAAAGGAATAATCATGTTAAAGAATGGAGCTAAAATAATATACTTAACTGCAGATAACGAGAGACATGTAGATAGACTCAGAGGAATGGAGATAGGAAGCTTCTGGGCAGATGAAGCGAGATTATTTCCTAGTGGTATATGGGATATATTACTTACAAGATTAAGAGATCCTAATGGGCCTTTAAAGGGCTGGGTAACTACAACACCACATGGTTATAACTGGCTTTATTATTATTTTGTTAAAAAACAGCATCCAAGAACAAAGAAAGTTTTCTCAAATCCACAAGAATATGAATGGTTTGGTGGCAGTACGTTAGATAATCCATTTACACCGCAGGAATACAAAGATAATCTACTTAATCAACTAGCCGGGAAGTTTAGAGAGCAAGAGATATATGGCAAATTCCAAGGCTTTGAAGGTCAAGTTTATGATAACTTTGTACATAAGACTCATATATTAGAAAAGATAGATAAAGAATACACTGAAGTAATTGCAGGCTTAGACTTTGGTTTCACTAATAAGACAGCATGCTTGATTATAGGTTTAGACTCAGACAAAAGAGCATATATTTTAGAAGAATATTATAGAGAACGTATGGAAATAGAGGATGTTGGAAGATGGCTAAAAAGTATGACAACATCATACCCTAAGCTTACAAATGTATATGCAGATCCTTCAGAACCAATGTTTATAAATAAATTGAACCAGATGGGTTTGAATGTATTACAAGCAAGAAATGAAGTAATGCCTGGTATAAACTTTGTGTATTCTATGTTTGAAGTTCAGGAAGATAAGAAACCAAGGATATTCATACACTTGAAATGTGGAAACTTACTTGATGAGATAAATAGTTACAGATATGCTGATCCAAAGGATGAGAAGGACTCTAAGGAAGAGCCAATGAAAGTAAATGACCATGCTTGTTTAGTAGCAAATACAAAAATAATGACTAACAAAGGATTAAGAGAAATAAGTAAGATTAAAAAAGGAGAACATGTATTGACTAGAAAAGGATTCAAAAAAGTTAAGACTTCTTTATATACTGGAACTAAAGAAATATGGAAAGTTAGTTTAAGTAATGGAGAATATATTGAAGGAACATTTGACCATCCCATTTACATTATCAATAAGGGATTTACTAAGATACACAATTTAAGAAAGTTTTATAAATTAGAGAGTATTTCTAATAATCTATGGTTAAAGAAATTGAATATAATGGAATTACTTATAAGAAATATGATAAAGATAGATACTATAAAGCGATTATCTACTTGCATAAACAGAAATGGAAAGATAAACACGGAGAAATACCAGAAGGTTATCAAATCCATCATAAAGACAACAATCCAGAAAATAATGAACTCAAAAATCTCGAACTCAAAGATAGATTTAAACATTTGTCAGAACATTCAAAACAGACATTTCAAGAACAAAGAGAATTCTTTCTTAAAAACATCAAAAAAGCAAGTTGGTTCGCAAAAGAATGGCATAAATCAGAAGAAGGAAGAGAATGGCATAGAAAGCATGCAAAAGATATGTGGAAGAAAAGAAAGGGAATTAAAAAAAGCTGTCTTGTCTGTAATAAATCATTTATTGATAAAAGCATCCAACAAATTGGAAAGTTCTGTTCCAATAAATGTAAGTCAACATACAGAAGAATACAAAAGAAAGATGATATTGAAAGAGTTTGTCTCATTTGTAAGAAAATCTTTAAAACAGATAAATATAAAAAACAATTTACCTGTTCACGTAGTTGCGGTGCTAAATACAGGAAAGAAAAGAAAAGTTTATAATCTTGAAATAGAAGATTGCCATGAGTATTATGCTAATGGAATTCTGGTGCATAATTGCGATGCATTAAGATATGCATTATATACTCACTTAGAAGGCAGAGGAAATTACTTTTTATTATCAGACGATAAAGGAGTGATATTCTGATGTCACAGCAAATATTTGATTTTCTGAATGAGAACAAAGATTGTATGTTTACCTTAGAATTGCTTAGTATACAATTTGATATGCAGACAACTAATTTATCTAGAATTATGTTAAGGTCAAGAATATATTTAGACTGGGAAATGATTAAGGAAGATAGAGGTCCTAGCAAGATATTCTATTTTATAGCAAATGATATAAATAAATAAGTTCTTAAGAACATTAACATGAACCCTAGTGTTCCTACGGGGATACTAGAAGAAACTCTAGAGTGTAGCTGCATGGGAATATGGAACAATATTAAAAAGAACAATTTTATTACGAAGTATGTTAACTTACAGAAAAATTACAAAATAGCAATGGGTGGCATGCTAAGACCTTCTACTTATGATGTATATAGTGCGGGATTTAAGGTTTATCCAAAATTTCCTTACAATAATGCAGCTTTATATGATTTAGCTTATAATTCAGATACAGTTACTTCTATACATAACTCGCTTAGAAGAGAGTTATTCAGAAATGGATATGACTTAACAGAAGCAAAAAATAAAGACGAAGAAGAAACTTCAAGTGAACAGGAAATAGAACCTGAAAAAGATAAGAAAAAGATATTAGAATTTCTAGAGAATGTAAACGAGAACAAACAAAGCATTACAGAAGTCATGATGCAGATAGAGGATGATTTCAGTATAATGGATGATGGATTTATGATATTTCTAAATGATTATGAGTTCACAGATGAAGGAGAAATAATACCTGAAAAAACAAAATTAAGAGAGATAATAAGAGGAGATCCAAGATATATGGGTTTAATTATGAATAATTGCGACAGACCAGGATATAATGATGATGGTGTAATGTTATATACATGTCCAGTGCATAGAGAACAATTAATAGAGGGAAAAGACATATGTCCTGTATGTGGAGCTAAAGCTTATCAAACATTTTATTTTTCAGACAGAACAAGTGGAACTATTTATTTTATGAAAGATGAAATAGTTTTCAAAAGCAAATATAGACCAGGAACTAGAAGAGGATTCTCACCAATTATAACATCATGGCAGAAGATAAGAACACTTCTTTTTATGGATTCTTATATAATGAAGTTGTATGATGGGCAAAGGCCGCCTAAAGCTTTACTTGCTTTTAAAACATCAAATCAGGCAGGTTTAGAAAAAACATGGTCGGAAGCAAAACAAAGAGCAAAAGAAGATCCACATTTACCGATAGTTATGGGAATACAAGACTCTTCAAATGGAAGAGAATTTGTGCAATTTATAGATTTCATGAAGTCATTAGATGAACTACAGCATACAGAAATGAGGAATGAGTATAGAAGACAGATAGGCGCAGTTTATGGAGTAGAACCAATCTTCCAGGGAGATATGAGTTCAAGTGGTGGATTGAACAATGAAGGTTTACAACTTACTGTAACAAACAGAGCAGTAGAATATGGGCAAGGCATTTATAATAATTATTTCTTTCCAGCAGTATTGAAAGCATTAGGAGCAGAAGGTTGGATATTAGCTCTTAATTCTAGCGAAGAACAAGACGAAATGGCTAAGCTAGATAGACAACAGAGAAGCTTACAAAACGGACAATTAGCTTTACAACTAGGTTTAGAAGCAAACTATGATGATGATAGTGGTGAGGTTATAGTTAAAACAGGAGATTTAGAATTAATGCAACCAGAGAATAATATAGGATTTCCTGATCCAAACTTTCCAAGTGAACCTAGCGGAACTCCAGGAGTAAGTGCAAAAGCAAGACCTAGTTTCTCAGATATGTCAAAGGTATTGAAAGACAAGATAGAGGAGTTTATTAAGACATTCAAGAAAAAACCAAATGAAGAAGAATTGAGAAAGGTAATAGCAAAGGTTAATTTAAGTTTGAAAAATGAATTGAGCAAAAAAACAGATGGTTTATTTAAAACAACATATCTAAGAGAATCAGAAAAGATTGGAAAAGAACTAGGAATAAATATAACTTTCGATAATATAGACAGAAACGCAATTAATGTTTTAACTTCTCAAAAAGTATTAACAGAGGCTTATAATGGAATAGCAGATGAATTGACTACTAAACTACATGGAATAATAAATGATGCTTACAGAGATCCTAAAGGCTTATCAGTTAAGCAAATCACTGAGAGAATTAAAGAGACTGTAGATGTTTCAGATTTCAAAGCAGAAACAATAGCTAGAACTGAAATTAGTAAAGTAAGTAGTGCAGCAAGAAAGAACTCATACCAAAAAGAAGAAGATTTTGATACATTTAAGTTCAAACATATAGGACCAGCAGATAACAGGACTACAGATACTTCGAAGAGAATAAAAAACAGAACAAAGAACGGAGTTAATTGGAGTGAATATGTAAAGATAGTAAGTGAAGAGAGTACAAAAGACTTTCCGGATTGGAGTGTAGACAAAGATTTTCCAGTAAGCCACTATAATTCGAGGCACACATTTGTGAGGTTGGTATAATGAATCCTAATGAAATAAGAGAAATAGCAAATAGATTTAAGTCTAATGGTGGAAAAGGAATAACTATTATAGATATGAGTTGGTATATGCTCAATAAACTAGATAAGATAGATAATAAAATAGGTAATATGATTACAAAAGAAGAATGTCTGCAACATAGAGACCACATGTATAAAAGAGGTATGGATAAAAGAACTTTAGTAATGGCTTTGTTTGCTGCATTTATCAGTATAATTGCTATAATTGTGAGTGTGAGTTAATGAAACCGGAAGATGTAATTGAAAAGGAAATTGACAAGATAATGGATGATTTTGCAGATAGGATTTTGGAATTAAGTAATGAGAATTTAGTTCGACCTCATGTTAAAGTATTCAAAAGTGGTAAAACTAAAACAGTCATTACAAGTGATACATTTACTTTAGCAAAAACCTCTAATGTAAACAGAACAAAATTTTTAGAGAAAGAGGTTGTATTTCCTGCATCTTATGCAGAAGATGTAGAATTTGGAAATGCTGGAAAACAAGTAAGTCCAGAAGAATTATATAATTGGGTTAAAAGGAAATTACTTAAAGGAAAAGGTAAGGAATCAACTGTTAAAAGAATTGCAACAAATATAGCAAATTCATTGGCAGAAAGAGGTCAAACTCCTGATCCCTATTTACAACCAGCAATAGAACAAGCTAAATTCGAATTTGGCTTGGAGGTAATACAATGAAAATAGCATTCGTAACAAAGCAAGATTCAGATAAACCATTAGAAATAGAAGAAATAAGAGAAATATTCGAGAATTCTGATAATCTTAAAAAAATAAAAGAAGCAGTAGAACAAGGAAAGGATAGAGTATATACAACGTGGGCATCAGTCGAAGTCAAAGATAAAGCAGGAGAACTGATCCCAATAGATGGATTAGCAGAGCAGCAGGAAATATTACTTAAGAGACATGGCCCAATCTCTGATATGCATACAAATGCAATAATCGGAGAGACTTTAGCTTACAAAGTAATTGAGCATCCAAAGAGTAAGACAATGGGGATATTACATTTAAACAGGATTTATGATGATAATGATTTAGATGACAAAGTCTGGAAAGAGATTGTAAGTGGAGAAAGAACAGGAAGCTCAGTCAGCGGAATAAACGAGGGACTATCCTTAGGAATGATTGAAGAGACAGGAGAAGAAGTGAAAGTATTAGAAGGTTTCAAGCAATATGAGACAGCGAGTGTTTTTGACCCATGCAATCCATTATCTTTAAATGAGTCAATATCAATAATAGCAAAATCAAACACAAGTAAATATGAAGAGCCAGTAAGAAATAGAGATGTTCTGGCAAATGCCATGTATAACAAGAGGTTTGAAGAATTAACAGAAGAGCAGAAAGATAATGTGCATTCAGTAGCAACACGACTAAAAGACAAATCAGTAGAATTAGCAAATGATATAAATAAAGAAGAACTTATAGATATAGATAATTTAAAAGGTGATATCATGAAAGAGAAAATAGAGAAACAGGAAGAGAAGCCTGATGAAGAGAAACCTAAAGAAAAGGAACCAGTAGAAGAGAAAAAGAAAGAGGAAACTGTAGAACCTGAAGAGGAGAAACAGGAAGATCCTGAGGTTGTACCAATCGAAGAGAAAAAGAAAGAGGAAGTTGCAAGTGAAATCGAAGGAGAAAATACAGCAACACAACTAGAAGAACCAGTAGAAGAGCAATCTAATGATGAAGATGCTTTTATCCAAAAGATAGAAGGTAAACTTGACAAGAAGTTTGATGAGTTAAGAAAAGAACTTGTTTCAAAATCTTCAACACCAAGACCAGGAACAATGCCTGTAAACAAAGCAGAGGAAGAATACTCAAAGCTTCCTTTGGATATAGCAACAGGAGCAAAGAAAATGAACATGTTAGAAGTTCATAAAGCTTACAATAACCAAGTTGACAGAATGGAGGGAAGTGATTAAAATGCCAGCACAAAAAATAACTACAATAGGACAATTACTTCAAAAGTATTATGGCCCTCAGACAGTTCAGAAAGTTAATGCACCAGTTATATCAACTACAACTGGAGTTTATAACGCTATTTATGGAGCGCAAGCTTTTAGTCAGTTGAACAATGAAGGAAATGTATTTGCTTTATTACCTAAGAGACCATGGAATATAAGTGGATGGAGAGTAATAACTGCAGATGCAGGTAGTACAGCAGGAGGAGGAGTAACTGAGAATGGAACTATTCCAGATACAATAAAACCAACTTTCGCAGAAGTTTCTACTAAAGCAAAGCAAGTTTCACATACCTTTGATGTTTCATATTTACAAGAAGGATATGTAAAGAAAGGAGATGATGCAATAGGAGACATGGAGTTTCTTAGAGGATATTTTGCAACATTACATGCAAAGAGAATTAATGAGATGTTGTGTGTAGATGCAAATACTCTAGCAGGAGACAACTTTGAATCAATAGATAGAGTAACAGGTTCTTATGCAGGTTTAATAACCAATTTAAGTTATACCGCAGGAGACGAAGATATCTATGGAATTGACAGAAGTTCAAACTCATGGGCAGATGCTGTGTGTGATGAAAACGCTGGAAGTGATAGATATGTTACAGATGACTTAATTAGAGATAACTTAGCTACTATTGAAAACAACGGCGGAAGAACTAATATTATACTTTCAGGAAATGACACAAAATACAGAATATTTGGACTATACGAAAACCAAGTAAGATACCCAGGGGTATTGAGTAAAGACGTAGCAGTTCAGATAGGAATCAACGGAGTAAATACTGATGAAGGTTTAGGTGTTGGAATGAGAGTTGCAACAATTTATGGAATTCCTTTATTTGCTTCACAGGCAGTTACAAAAGATACAATCAGCAGAATATATCTGCTAGATACAACAGATAACGATGAGACTGGAGTACCAAGGCTATTCATGTCATTATTGTACCCAACATTGTACTTTGAAAGTGGTATGAGTGCTAATAACCCAGATCCTTTCGCAATAAACAGGTTCGGAACCCAAGGAATATATTATACTGCAGGAGAATTAATATGTACATTCTTCAAAGCGCAAGGGTCAATCCGGGACCTTAAATAGGTGATGCAAAATGACATATACAACAACTGGAGCAACTGATAGAAGTTCAATAGTTAGAGGAGACGTGGCTTTTGTATCAGGAGAACTGATAGCAGGAGGAATTGCAACAGCAACTATCGTAACAGGTGGAACAGTAGTTTTGAGTTGTGGAGTTAATAGTTCTGCAACAGCTGCAATCACATGTTACAGAAAGAACTTTGATGGACTAGCTGCAACAGCAAATGGAAGCATTGGTGTGACACAAATGGCAGAGAACCTAACAGGAGATTGGTGGGCTATTGTCAGACTATAATTTTTTTTATTTTTTTTAATTAATTTAAGAAGGTGATAAAATGAAATTCATATTTAAGACATTATCAATGAATTCGACAACTTTTGACGGACCAAGTGGAGAGAGATATATTATATATCGTGGAAAACCATTTGAAGTTAATAAACCTGAAGATATAGAATTCTTCAAAAGTAATAACAGGTTTGAAGAAGTTGGAGTATTCACAAAAATAGAAGTACAAGATGACATAGATATTAAGTTGAAGAAAGAATTGTCTAAAATAAGAGGACTGAAGAGTGTCGACAAGATAGTAGAACTATATATCTCTATGGATAATATAGTTAAAGAAGTAGAGCAGGGTTTCGATATAAATCCAGCAATACCAATCAAAGAGAGAAAGATACTTAAGAAGTACATAGAAAAAAAAATATAAGGTGATCAAATGACATTTACAAGTACAATACTTAATACTGCAATACCAAATCATGTAGGAGACAGACAGGTAACTTATGGAACATTCGGAAATACAACTGGAGATACTGGTGGTTCAATAGATACTGGACTTAAAATATGTGAAGTTTTAATACCAGTAGCTAGAGGTTCAGCAGCAACAACTATTCTAATGTCAGTATCAGCAACCACACCATGTGATGGTTCTACAGTAACAATAATTACAGGAGACGGACAAGCAGGAGACTGGTTAGCTTACGGATATTAAAATGGGAACAGCAACTGTATATGGACCATATCCTGCAGGTAGCGTGACAGCAATACAGGATGGATTAGATAACAATATTGCCTCTACAGCAGAGATAGCAGTTCATGAATTTAATGGAAATGTATTTTTTACTGTTATAGCTGATGTATAAATGAAATGGTTAATGAATTATCAATATTTAGAGGAGATACAGAGTCTATAGGAGTTACTATTACAGATAGTGCCGGAGCCACAGTTAATATAACAGGATATACTTTCTTTTTTACAGTAAAAGGAGATGAGTCTGATGGAGATGCTTCTGCATTGATTTCTACAGATGTTGCTACACATACTGATCCTGCAAATGGTGTGACAGCAATATCATTGCCAGCAGGTTCTACAAATATAGCGATAGGGACATGGTTTTATGATTTGCAGATGAAAGACATAGGAGGAAATATAACAACATTGCTTAAAGGAGACTTTGTTGTAAAGAGAGATATATCTGTGAGGACAACATGAGTGACATAACAGTTCCAATAGGAACTAATGATATAACCGTTTCGCAAGGAAGTATAATAATCAATGTCAAATTAGGAGCAACTATTGCTACATTTCCAGCATTTGTAAATGAAGATAATCCAATTAGATTCGATGGACAAGCAGGAGATACATATATTATATATAACTCAGCTACTGGAAAATTACAGTTTTATGTAAATGGAGTGAAGAAATTTGAAGTATAAAATAATTATGTGGTTTATTGTATTATTTGTATTAATTTCTAGTGTACATTCTTTTGAAATATTTGAGAATCTAACTGTGAATTATAATATTATAGTAAATAATACAATTAGTACACCACTTTATTGTAACTTCACAGGTGGAGAATGTTATAGTACAGCACAATTAGCGAGTATTTCTCAATGGTCTAACAACTCTGATAATGCTTCTAAACTAGAAAGTCAAACAAGTGGATATTATTTAAATACAACACAGGAAGGAGATTTGAATGTAAATAAATCTAACTTTTGGGATGAATTAGATAGTCCGAGTGATATAACAGGACTTTTAATGAGCCAGATTGCTGATATTTGGAGTAGTGTGGTAGAGTCTATAACAAGTACAGATGCTTATTTGATATTCTCAGGTTCTTCAGGAAATGTAACAGGTTCAATTAATGAAACTAAACTGAATGAAACCTCTATTGCATTAATTGTAGAATCAAACACTTCAATGAAAAATTATGTAGATACCCAGGATGTTATTTATAATGACTCATTAAGGGATTATGTAAATGATAACAATGCATCTTTAAAAGGATATGTTGATTCG